AGGATTCCTAACAAGTGATCAAGTAGTAAACAGTAATCAAAAGGGGTAATTAGTTAGTTACTTGTTAGGTTTTCTCCTATATATCTATACAGGATTCCTAACAAGTAACCAAGTAGTAAACAGTAATTAATTTGACAATAGGTAGTACATGACCGAAGCTTTTTTGCATGGATTTTTCAAAAGGAAGAATAATTCTGGGTTTTCTTGGACGCAATGTACTTGGGCCTGTTCACATGGATCGATTATGTATTTGATAGCCCTCGGCCAATTTTCAACCGCAATCATTTGAACAGCTTCGGTCTGTTCTTCTTTTGTCAAAAGCATAATCAATGCCGGTTTTCGTGAAATTCTCATTAATTGCAGGTTCTCAGAAATCATATTTTCTCCAGAAATCTTTGTAATAGTATTAGTATATCACATCGATAATCAAATTTTCTTAAAAGATGAATTAAATCATTTCCAATTTTCTTCTTGTAAAATTCTGGCATCTTTCCACTATCGACAATTTCTCTTCGTAACGTAATCAAAGATCCGTTGTGTATTTTCAATTTGGTATGTAGTTTATAGAAAAATGCCATATTATCTGAGCGAGACATAATGTTTGGTCGAAGGTATCGTTTCATATCAAGAATAGGAAGATCAACATTATATTTGTTGTCAAGGATTTCTTTTGAATTTTTCAAACATGCCATAACATTTCCAAGATCAGTTGTTGAAAGATACATTCGATCATAAGTAGGATATTTCAAAGTATCATTCTTGTAACTTACAATGGAATGATCGCAATCCATCAACTCAAGAGCTAAAAACATTGCAAAACAAATCTCGCTCATCTCCGTAACTGAAAACTTCTCAATCATTTTTTCATTTCGAAATGCTTTAGACTCAATCAAAAATTCAAACATAATTCTCCTCTATCTTTGTGAAGGGGGATTGCCACCAGTACCATAACCAGTGGTTGCAACAGGAACTGTAATATTTGGAATACCATTTGGATTATTTTTTAAATTAGTCAAGGCACTTCCCGTTGCAATTCCACTCGTTAAAACTGATGTAACTGTAGACTGACCAGTTCCCAATGCCAATTCGGCAACCTGTGTGGCAGTTGAAAATGCATGACCAAGAACACTACTAAGTTGACTTTTTGAATTACTATTCTTGAATCCTGTTAATGGGCTTGGAGTAGTATCAAAAAATCTTTGTTTTACTGCTTCCCAACTTGCAAGCTGAGGAGTATTACCATCAGATCCTTCAATATACCCACCATTATATAATACAGATTCACATTCAATCGCCATCTTACAGGTCATTGGTTCTGAACTGGACGTTTCCATTGAATCATGATCGAAAGATGATATCAACGGATTAACCAAAATATATTCTGAATATTGAGCACCAATATTATCAATCGGTCTAGAAAATTGATAGATTCTAATTGACTTGAAAAATTGACCACTTCTACTCATCACTCCCGAAGAGTTTACAGTATCCATGCCAAAGGTACTTCCATTGATTTGAGGAGAAGTAGTGTAAATTGAATTTACACTAGAATAACTTTGCATAAGTTGTGATGGAACTTTTAACCCCTGTGTCAAATTAGATGAAAATTGAGAATATGAAGGATCTTGAATCATATACTGATAATATGCATACCATAATGCTCGAATCTCAGAAGAAGTATCATCCCAAAACGTAAGATCAATATTATCAAAATTGATCTTAGTGGGATTCAAATCCCATTTATTATAGTTATTGCTTTTCTTGATATCAAACTTGAAAGAAGGTAACTTAGCAGATTTTACCAATATTCCAAAAATCGGAAGATCACTTGGATTCCAATGAATTGCACCATTTTTATTTGCTGATAACAATGAATTATTGAGAATGTCAACTACTCCAGCATTCAATTCAAAAAATACATGAAACCAGTTCTTTGACTTTGGAATGAAACTTCCATTGTTACTGCCAAAAATATGTTGAGCATGTCGATAATCACGTAAAGTAGTATAAGACGGTTTTGTATTCTTATGTAAAGAATTTGTAACCGTTGATAATGCTCCGATAATTTGGGTGTTAGTTGTTGTACTCATAACAGTATTTAGTACAAAATTCAGTTACCATTTCTGAAAGATTTTTCTTCCAGTGAGGAATTACAAGCAAAGGAATGTTGCGACTTTCACAATACGCTTTTTTAATGCTATCTCGAAGAATTGTAACTTCAAATGATTCCTCTCCTCCAAAAATATTCACTGGTTGGTAATGTTGTTGACCATTGTACTCAATTGCTCCAATTACCTTTTCACCATCAAATAATACAAAATCAAATCTTAACGGATTGATATGTCTACAATCTGGTAATGACTTTTGTGGAATATAATTGACCTGAATATCGTCAAGGATTTTTTGAACCATCACTTCGCCCTTTGACTTGTAATGTTCTGGACAACCGCATCCACCTAAATGATTGGCGGCGTTCAAACGTATATCTATTTCCAAATTTCTTGGTAAATTTTTTCTTGAATTCTTCGAATCTATTTGGAAGAATTTTCTTTGGCAATTTCACAATTGCCTTTTTTGGAATTTTACATTTTGGGCATCTATTTTTAAGCAATAACTGTTTTGGAGTTGTTTTGAAAGGGCCATGCAAAATACAACTAATCTCTATCTCGGTTTTCATGCTCACATATATAGAATTGTCAAAAGTGAAAATCTCTCCATATTTTCTAATGATTTCTAATTTAAACGATGATGAGTCATATACCTTACATCCCCGATTGATCAAAACACACTTGTGGCATCTAGCACCATTCAAGTGATGTTCTGGGCTTTGAGTGAAGGGACCATGTTCCATACAGACAATTTCAATTGGAGTGGAGGTATTGATGAAGTTTTTATACCTATATTTTCCATTATGTATCTTGGTAGCTTCCATCACAAAACGTTCTTTTGTGTATGTTTCTCTTCCAGATGCGAAGAGACAACCTGAACATCCTCCAGTGGTATTTCTAATATGTACCTTTGGAATAACTTCAAACACACCATGCTCACAACATACAATAGTTATCGGTTGATCAAAGTTCACATTATCATACTTGTATTTCTGTCCGTGCTTGCTAATCGCCTTTTCAATGAATATTTCTTTGGTATAAGTCATGTAATTATTTAGGTTTTTGATTTTTGACGATTTGTACTAAATACTATTAGAAGATTGTACAGGAGATTTTATAATATGAGTCAAAGCACAGCAAGTTTATCTAACATGAGTGTTCCGTTAATGGACCTTGGGGTTTCTTCTACAGGTCAGGGGCTAATCTTTCCGAAATTGAAATTTCGTTTTCGGTTATTGTTTATTGGTTTCGGTGTTGCAACAAATACTCTGGAACTTACAAAACAAATTATTGATGTTAAGAAACCTACGGTAACGTTTGATGAAAATACCATTGACGTTTATAACTCAAAAATCAAGTATGCTGGTAAACCAACGTGGAGTGGAACATCTGTAACCATTAGAGATAGTATGGATGGCGCAGTACAATCTTTAGTGGCACAACAAATCCAGCGTCAGTTTGATTTCATGAATATGGCGAGCAGCACTGCACCAAGTAATTATAAATTTGAAATGTTAATTGAAGAAATTGACGGTGGAAATGGGGCAGAGGCACCAACAATTTTATCCACATGGGATCTCGCAGGATGTTGGATCAAAAGTGCCGACTATGACTCTCTAGATTATAAGAGTTCAGACCCAGTAACTATCAAGTTGGATATCGAATTTGATAACGCCTTGCAGTCTGCTACTGGAATTGGTACTGCTGTTCCTTGGCTTCAGGGTATAAGTTCTATCTAATGCTAAAAGATAATTAAAATAGGGAGCCAATAATTGGCTCCCTATTGATTTGTATTTTTTAAATTGGTACAATAATTTATGAATTATTTAGAAATACTTGAGGGCATTATTGTTTCCAAATCTCAGAATAAGCAACGAGATATTATGAATATTGCTGGACTTGCTGATTATATTGAAAATTCTTGCCGAAAGGAATTGACGGATAATAATCCACCTTACGAGGATCTTTGGAGAATCAAGTTATATTCTGCGAGATATCCTGAACAATCTGTTATTTGTGAATGTGGATTATGGAAATCATTGGATCGAAGTAAAAGGAAATTTTCATGTATATACACTTGCCCATTTGTTAAAGCAGCGGCTAAAGAACTATATAGAAAAACTTGCCGTGAAAAATATGGAACTGATAATGTATTTCAGAATTCGGAAATCAAGGATAAGATTGGTCAAACAAATCTCAGAAGGTATGGGTCAAAAAATCCAATGGGAAATGAGGAAGTTAAGAAAAAGGTTTTGGATTCTTTTCACAATCGGTCTTTGGAAGAAAAGGAAAATACTAGACAGAAGACTGTTGCAACGTGCCAAGAAAAATATAATGTTGACAATCCAATGCAGTTGAAAGAATTTCGAGACAGGGCAACAATATCATTTCACATGAATGATATTGCCGAAATTATTTGTAAGCGGCTTGCAACTAATCTTAGTAAGTATGGAGTTGAACATCCTGAATCATTACCAGAATTTCGAGAGAAATTTAAGAAGACTGTTATTAGTAAGTATGGAGTTGAGTATCCAAGTCAAAGTGTAGAAGTGAAAAATAAGATACAAGAAACGATGATCGAAAGATTTGGATCTACTTCTTATCTAGGTAGTGCCGATTGGAAAAGCAAAAGAAATTCTGTCATGATAGAGAGATATGGTACCGCTTCAACATCAGCATTATCAATTCCAAAAGAAGTAAGAGATATTTTAGAAAACAAAGAATTATTTTCAGAATTGTTATCTGAATATGGAGCCGATAGATTGGCTTTTAAATTGGATATTGGTCGAACGTTAATCTCAAGAACTCATGCAAAACATGAGTTGTCGATTATTGGTGGAAGATCCTCCCAAGCAGAATTGTCAATTGTCGCTTGGTTAAAATTGATGAATATCGATTCTACAGCGAATGATCGGAAGATATTGCAAAATAAAGAGTTGGATATTTACATTGACAGCCACAAATTAGCTATTGAGTACAATGGTTTATATTGGCATAGTGAAGAACAAGGAAAATCTTCAAACTATCATTTAACCAAAAGTGAGTTATGTCAAGAAAAAGGAATTACCTTGATCCATATATTCGAGGATGAATGGATCACTTCGAATAATATTTGCAAGCATATCATTAAGGGCCATCTTGGTATGAATATTACTCCTACTGGAAAAAGTATAGTTTTAGAAACCTCTTACGATGAAGTTAAATCTTTCATAGAAGAAAATAGTTTCGGAAATCCAAATAATAGTGAGCAATATATTGCAGCATATATAGGTGGAGAAATTTTTGCAGTTATTGGATTTTCCAATTGTAATATTGACATTATGGTTGGGAAGATAGAGTATTGTGTAGATACAATATTTCGTGACATAATTCAATATTACCTTGACATTTATACCCCAAACTTTTTGACTTATCTGGCTGACATTCGGCGGTATCGACCATCATTGTTTAGGTATTTAGAATTCGATAATGTTTCTAGAATGTCTCCTAAATGTTGGATAACAGATTTTAAAAAACGTTTTGACTTTGTGGATAAGTCTGAAGTTATTGATATAATTTTATCCAAAAAAGCATTCTCTGAGGTTGAGTTGGAGAAAATGGATATATCCTCATTATATAAAATTTTGAATTGGAATAAAATTTGGGATTGTGGATATGATGTGTGGGAAAAGGCTAGAAGAAATATTTCCCCTAGCCTTTTTTGTATTAGTTAGTAATTGTGGTATTTGATGTTAATGCACCAGATGCCAGCAAGGTGACGGGAATAAAAATGAATTCTGCACTTGTCAATGGTACAATTCCAACAGCACAAATTAACTGGTTAGAATCAATTACCGCAGGAGTATTTAGATCAGTTGAACAGTCCACAAAGTAATCACCGATTGCTCTTTGTGTAACTAGGTTTGCCAAGAATGCTTCAACTTTGAAAGCGAGATTATGACGAGTAATGCTATCATTTTGTTCAAAGATGAATGATTTGCCAATAGTATCCAATTGTTCACGAAGGTAAATAACCAATCTAGCAACATTGATACGGCTCAATTCAGAAGTAGTACCAAGCAATGTTTTCTGACCATACAATTCAATACCAGATCCCTTGATATTTGAGATTGGATTTACATTGAGAGGATATAAAACATCACGTAAAGACTTTGAAATACTATTAACCACAAAGTCTCCACTTTGAGCATCAACATAACCAATTGAAGAAACATCGGAAACTGATCCTCTGGTAGAACCTGCTGGTGCGAACCAAGGATAACTTATAGTATCATTTTGAATGATTGTTGGTAATGCCATAAATGATGGAGGAACAACAATGTTATTACCATCAATGTCAGTTGTATATCCTGCGGGATAATATACTGAAGCATATGCATATTTAGTAACCAAACCATCTACTCCATCGGTTACGGCACCGGCAGAATTTCCAGCCCATGCAGCAAGTGCAGTTGGATCAGCAGCCAAAGTAATTGGAGCATCTGCAACGATGAATGATGTTTCATTACGTTTTTCATTCAATGCAACCAATGCTGGAATAAGTTCTGGATATCCGGGAGCACTAAGTAGATTGAAGTCATAATATTCATCTAACAATTGATCTGAATTATCAATAGCAGAAATCATAGCTTTTACAACCATTGCTCTCTGTGCTTTTCCGCCTAGATATGCAACACCATTATTGTCATTTCCACTTTGAGAAACCCAAGCAGATGTTTCGCCAGAAGTGAAGTGATTGGTCACAAATTCTTTTACATTCATGCCTGAACGACGAGTATTGAATAGCAGTGTTCCACGAGGATACAAAGTATAACTTGGAGCATCGCTATCCAAAATTGCTGGAGTAACTGTTAGCATTTGTGTAATTGACGGAAGAGTGCTTACACCGGGATCAACATTGCCATAAGCAGACCAACGAGCATCTGCAAAGACAATTCCATCTCTGGAAGTATGATCTTCATTGTTAATTTGACTCCAAGTATTGCTGGAATTGAAACGATACAGATTTGGAATCTGACTCATGTCTGAAGTATTGAACCAAAGATCACCCGGAACTAGAGCAGTTCCATCACTTTGCGTTGTCGGGGCAGAAGCACTAACTAGAACGCCGTTAGATGAAGTATTTGCAAGATTATAGCCGCGAGCATCGGTTACTGTGGCATAACTAGCCCAAGCTGATCCAGTGTTGATAAGAATATCGATGGCAGTTGGATCATTGTAATACCAAATGGTACCGTTATTTGGATCGGCAGTTGGTGTTGAAACTCCTTCAACATATGCTGGTGCAATCCAATTACTGACCTTATTGTAAATAGTAGAAAGATTCATACCAATGGTATTCAGTGGAGTCGAAACACCATCATATAGATAGAAAGTTCCACCTTCGGTATGTTCAATTACTACTTGACCATTTGTATTCAAACTTGCTTGAATACCTGAGAGATTTGCAGAATTGAATGCACTAATCAAATTTGCAACTGGTCCAGTGAAACTAATTTCAACATTTCCACTGAAGGTCGAACTTGCTGCTACAGTAGTATTGATATTACAATTATATGTTGTCGCACTTGATAAAATTGGAGATGAACTTGCTCCAACAATAATTGTAGGTCCACTAACACGAGTATAAAGAATGCCAGAAGCATTTGAATTGAATGCACCTGTATCATAATAGAAAGAACCAGCAGGAATATTAATACCACCGCCCACCGCATCCATTAAATAATTTGCCATGGCATCATTTGCAGCAACTGTTACTGGGCTAACATTCCAAGTATCGGAAGTTGAATTATAAACTTCAACAACAATATTTGCACCATTGTTTTCGTTGCTCATATTCATCCAAACAGATCCAGATGGAGCAGGATATGCATCAGTTGAAAGCCAAGATGGGGCATTTGTAAATAATGAGGTTGTATAAGCTGGAGCATAATACGTTGCAGCAGGAATACCAACTGGAGCAGTTGAAGTATTTCCAACAAGAATTGCACTATTTGTTGCTGAACTATTTGCAGTTAAGCAAAGACGATTGCCAGAAGCAAATGCACCAACACCAGTAATTGCAGCCGCATTTACATCGGCAACAATGGTTGTAAGATTGGCATTTACAAGAACAACGTTTGAGCCATTCAATGAAAGATTACCAGAAACAGTTCCAGTAATAGTCACGTTGCTTGTTACAGCAGGAACAGAAGACTGCCAAGAAGCTGAACCAAGCTGAACCCAAGTTCCAGCAGTGGACATATACCAAATTGGATCATTTGAATTGACAGTAACAACACAATAATCACCGGGCTTTCCAAATGAAGTGGCTGGCTTCCAATTTGCACCATACGTTCCACTAGTTGTACCATCGGTCTGTGAAACATTTGCTGCAATCCAAAGCTTTGCATTACCAGAATTATTGGTTGTTGAAATAGTTACAAAATCCTGATTGACTGCATCCCATTTTAAAAGACCAAATGAAGAAGTTGCAGTATCCAACCAAACTGTATTATTTGCAGGATTGTTCGAGGGAATAGTGAGAGATCCACTCAACTCTCCAAGATCAATATTTGCTCTCATAACATAACAAGAATCTGCCACAGAAAGAGCTTCATAACAAACCATTAATCCATGTTCGTTTTGTTCAGAATTGAAAACCGCAGTTCCTTCAACAATATCATAGCTTGGTTTACCAAAATCGTTGAGAAGAGAACGTTGGGAAGTTTCAAGAATAAGTTGACCTGCATTTGCTGAAGTTGTATATTGTGCAACTACATTGCTGGTATTAAGTTTATCCTGTGCAGTTGCAAGAATAATAAGAGGAGTAGTTGCACCAGAACCAGATGATACTGCGGTATTATCTGTAAGAGGTAATGTAACTCCGGGTGAAAGCATATTTGCCATTGATAGTTCTCCTATTGAGTAGTCTATAAGTATTTAGATCAATAGGGTCGAAAATGGCTAGATAAGTGAAACTCGAATTATTTTGTCGATGGCTTTTTCAAAATCTTCTTTGCTTGAGTCATTATGTATTGTGTGATCGAAATCTTCTAAAATCCAACCCCATTCAGAAATATGAATATTTGGATATTTAATACGCATTTCACCTGTTTCATTCAAATGTTCCAATTCTCTTTTTGCAGTATCATACCACTCTGGCAATGATCCTCTTCGAATCTGAATCAATTTTGCGTTTGAATTTCGAAGGGCCGTAATTTCATTGGTAAAACGACAATCATCAATGATTATATTCTCATCGCTAAATCGATTTAGCTTCCTCTCTAACGAAGCGATCCAGATATCTTGATGGAAGTGGTTACGACAGACCTCTGTACCCCACAATTGCAATACTTTTCGAGGAGTGAGATTTGGTATTCCAAGTCTATTTGACCACCAAACATCAACCACTTCCCGCCATTCTCTAGATTCTTTAGTTGACCCTTTCAAAAGTTCATATTCCCATCCAAATATATTTGAAATTGCTTTTTTTAGACTTTCTGCAAATGATAAATGGGTAAATCCATATTTTTCTTGAATGTAATCCGAGGCAAATCCTTTTCCACTTCCGATATTTCCTAAAAGACCAATAATCATATTATTACTCCTATTAGTATTTTAACCATGGAAAAAATAAAAATCAACCATAGATGAGAGATGTTATTAACTCGTATTTGATATCGAATGCTTCGCAAATTAATTCTACTTCTTTTAGACATTCGTATCTTCCACCACCAGCCATCAAAAATGGAGCAAATTGTCTCAACTGCGCGATTTCAATGAACTCCGGTAAATACAATGGTTCATCTCTCCAGTATTTTCCATTGGAATTCAATTCCTCTATGTCATCGTCGTCAAGAAGATCTTCAAGATCAAGTTGTCTTGAATCATTTACTCTTTCTTGAACCATCAGTCTAAGAACCTTCACAATCAATTCATCGGATATTCCAAGATCCATCCAAGGTCTTAGAAAGCCATATTCCTTTGGAACAAAATGAATTGATCCATCATCAACTAAATTTGGTTCAAGACCGTGTTCCAGATAATACTCAATTACATCACCTTTATGGTCCTGAGAATAATCGTGAGAATTGTAAAGAACAACCGATCTTCCTGAATTTTCATTTAACAGTTTGCATACTTTGGAAACGATATGTTTGCAATGATGATCATAGGCTGGCTGAACATCAACAATAAGAATGTTTTTGGATAGAACTTCATTAATTTTCATATTTCACTCTCTGTTATTTTTCTGCTATCTGGAGAAAAATTGCCATTATTTTCAATCGCCGATTTAATTTGATTCGTACTCCATGCAACATATATTTTTCCATGATAATCTGAAAAGATTACACCATCATTATGAAGCACCTTTTTCATTGCAGTGATGATTTGTCCTCCAGAAAAAGCACGAACCATCTCGGAAAGAAGATGTTCATCACCATACATTTTACTATGTTTAAATATATATTCGCTGTACATATTCAGCAAATCATTTCTATTCATTTTTTCTAACTCTTCTCTTGAATATTCACTATTTGAGAGTTCAAATGGTATCCAATTAGTGAAGAACCATTCTCTGTTTCCTTGTGCAATTATATCATGGAACTGGTCTTTGGTAATTTTATGGCTATTGGAGGAAAGTTCAAGTGGATTTTGAATACTGAGATACACTGCGAATAATTGTTTCTTTGTAATTTGCGAATGACCGTCAGTTTTCTTCATATATTGAGAAGCATTCTTTTTGTCGGTGAAGTAGAATCCCGGACCTTGTTTTGACATCATCGGCGAAAATACTATTGGAAATTCGAATTCGTTAAATCCTCCATTCACCGTTCCATGATATACAACCAATGGCAATCCATTTTCGTCAACCACTTTAGAATTTTTGAACCAATTCTTGAAACGGGAAGACTCGATAACGTTAGATTTCACAACTTCGTTAATTTTCATATAATTGTATTTAGGAATGAACCAACCAATTCGTCAATATTGTTTTGGTCATACTTAATTATCAGCAAAGGGATTTCATTATTCTCACAAAAATCTTGTTTCACTTTATCCCGAATGGTTCTCATCGTTAGCCCCTTCATTCCGCCAAAATGTTTGACTGGCTGGTAATGTTGTATACCATTGAACTCAATGGTGCCGATAATTTTGTCATCTTTAAAAAGAACAAAGTCAAAGGTGAGATGTTTTTTGAATTTGCAACCGGGAATAGTTCCCTGTGATTTAACGACCACTTTTGGGTGAAAGTCTTTTAGATAATTGTCAATAGTTATTTCTCCTTTTGAAGTTTGACATTTTTGACAACCATTACCCGAAAGATGGTAAGATGCTCTTTGGGAGAAATCCCCATGTTTGGAACAGGTGACGATTACCTCTTTTAAAGCCGCCACGTAAATTGTCTTTGTGTATGAGTAGAGATTGTTGTGAATTTCATTTGCCTTAATGATGAAATCTTCAGTATTGGTTACTCGACCACAACGATCACAGCCATTACTGTTCAAATGCCGGGAGGGAGTTTGAAAAAATTCTTTGTGAATAGGACAGATGATTGTGATTTTTGTCCTCATACGTTTGAACTTTGCGTGCGAGTAATCATATCTATTGCCAAATTTCTCATTTGCTTTTTTAAGAAATTCTTCAAAAGATACTGAAGTGGCGTCAATCCCACAATCACGGCAACCGTATTTGCTGTTCAAATGCACACGCGGAATTTGAGTAAATGGTCCATGAACTTTACAAATAATTGTCACTTCATCTTGTAAATGAACAACCACTTTCGAATAATCATAACGATCCCCAAATTTTTCTTTTGCCTTTTCAAGGAATTCTTCAGTTGTACATCTTTCACTGTCAAAGAAACATCTACTACATTTGTAACCAGCTATATGAGCATTTGGTGTTTGAAGAAATTCTTTGTGAACCGGGCAGATAATGGTAACTAAAATATTACCGCGTTTGTAATCAACTTTTGAATAGTCATAGAGGTCACCATTAAGAGCAACGGCTTCTTCAATGAATTGCTGAGTTGTTTTGGTGCGTCGCCTCTGACATTTTTTGCATCCATATCCAAATAGATGACCTGCTGCTCTCTGTGAAAAGGGTCCGTGCTTTGAACATATTACAACAACCTTGCCATCCGGTCCAGTATAATTCACCTGTGAGTAGTCATATTTGTTACCATGCTTTTTGGTGGCTTTTACTATAAATTCCTCGTTAGTCATTGTCAATCTCCTACTTCTAGTTATCCAATGAATATTCCCAAAGCACTTTCGCCATAGCGATAATTTTTGATATTTTCAATTAGTTCTTTTTTTAGTTCACTTGATTGCGCAAGTAATGCTGGGCCGTTCAAACTTATTCCGCCAGATGGACCGATAACTGTGCCAAATTTACCTCTGGCTTGCCCTATTGTCTCTAGCATCATTGCATATACATACTCTTTGAAAAACAAAATAGTGCGATGATCCGATAGTAGTTGAATTTCTGGTTTATAACTAAAACATTGTAAGGCAACTAGTTCCTTATCACCAATCGGTTTTCTAAATATCGTAAGTTTTTTTGTAACTGAGTTAAAATTGAAATCTAAATTTCCCCCAAATAATCTATCTACCGTTTTTAGATAGTCCGTATAGAGTTCAAATGATAGTAATCCACCAGTATTACCAGCATTTAGCAAAAATGTATTTAGGGTTGCTTGGGAGAATGCATCAAATTCTGAACCATTATTGAAATCGCCAACTGATCGTCTACTAATTTTCATAACGTATTGAATATTTTCAGGTAGAGTATAAAATTGTTGTTCCCGAAATAACTCAAGAAATGCAAAACCTTCTTCGACAGCGGCAGAAGAATATGTTCGGAAAACATCCAACGCTTTTGCAAGAGCATTGTTATAATGAATTGGATCGGCTTCCACTTCAACCATTTCATCACCTAACATTAGGCGGGTATAATCAAAAATATTCTGTCTAAGTTGTTTGAGCGTTGTGTTATCGGATTTGTCCATTTTTGTGCCTCTGTATGTATTTAGGCTAAAAGATCTTTCTGGATAAATACGTGTATGCCTAGATTATCACTTTGGAAAAGCGAACGTTTCTCAACCGATGCACAATTCATGGATAAATTAATTCGTGAACAGTTTGTTATGGGTGGTACAGATATTTACATTCACAAGTATCTTGGATCAGAGAACAATAATATTATGGATGATGCTACTCAGCCTAATTATCCAAATTTATCTGCTCAGAATATTCAAGATCTTCTTTTTCTTGAAAATCGAGATAGGAAATATTCAAAGGATATTGTTAGGGTTCGGTGCCATTTCAATGTAAATGATTTGGATCTTGATTTATCTCAATTTGGGTTAATGTTGAGTTCTGCTGGTACGTTGATGATTACTGTTCATTTGCGGGATTGTGTTGATACTCTTGGAAGAAAATTAATGTCTGGAGATGTTCTTGAAATTCCATGTATGAAAGAATTTTACTCAATGGATGAAACTGTTCCGATTGCATTGAAGAGATATTATGTTGTACAAACTGGAAGTCATCCCGCCAATGGAACCTCTCCGACATGGTGGAATCATCTTTGGAGAATCAAGTGTACACCGATGGTTGATAGTCAGGAGTATAGTCAAATTATGAATGAAATTGTTTATGATGTTATGGGAAATGAATATGTGGCAAATGGAAATGCTGTTACTTATGGTATGATTTCATCGTCAAAGGAAACAATGCAGGGTATAAATGATGCGATTATAAGTCAAGCAGAAACTATGGTTCCAAAATCTGGTTATAATGTTGAACCATTTTGGGCACCATTATTTGTAAATGGCGATCCAAATCAAGGAACATTACCACCGGGTTCAAGTCCACAACAAAAATGGTCTGGTTATAATGTTGGTGATGGTTCAGCCGTTGATGGGTATCCAGTATTATCGGCAACCGAATTTCCAAGTAATCCAACTGCCGGAGATTATTGCTTGAGAACAGATTATTTTCCACGTCCAAGATTATATAGATATTCGGGAAAGTATTGGCAATTTGTAGAAAACGATGTTAGAACTCCATTGACAAATGGCACTGGACAAACTCAAAGGGATCAGTTTATCAACAATGCAAATGTTTTTGTTGACAGTAGTAATGTTTCTGAGAAGGTTATTCAGAATCTTTCAACACTATTTCGTCCAGATCTCACCGGAAATATTTCGATTGGCTAAATACAACAGAGGAATAAATTAATGGCAGATGTAAAGATTCAAGCGATTATCGATAATATAAAACAAGTGAATATGAGTCCGAGTTCTCTTGAATTGTTATGTGAATTTGAAAAAGTTTTGGATGAAGCTGCATCGATTTATGCATTCATCAATTGGAGAGAGGGTGAACTGATTGAGGGTCCAAAAGTTACTGCCTATCGAGTTGAGTGTTCATTTTTCTGGCCATTGGATAAAATGCCTGATCCTGCTGGTGCTGCTAGATTACTTACATATGGAGTAAAAGTTTCTTATCGCAAAGCATGGTTAATTTATCCAATTAAGATTAAGACTCCAAGTGATTTTAGAGATGGTATAAAGAAACCTAAGTTGGCAAGGGCGAAGGTTTGGATTGTAACTATCAATATGCCTAAATATCTTATAAAAGATATAAAGCAAGGCAGTAAAGAAATTATGGATATGGAAATTGAATATTCCGATATATCCAAGGGATTTCAGAATGCCTTAGACGATAATGATTCAACAGAAGGTAGTTTTAACGATGATACAACAGGAATGTAACAATGACAAAAATAAATGAATCTTTTGAAGTTAACGATTTGAAATTGGTATTGTCTCCGAAAATTCATGTAGATGAATATAGTTCAAAAATCGGTAAAGACAGCGATATCATTGTTGTATCTTTTCTTGTTCATGATAAGCAAGCAGCCATGGATCTTATCAATTTTATCGAAGTTGGATATGATTTTGTATTGGATGCCGATCTTTCTGCTTCTGAAATTGAGCCGGGTAGTTATTTGGTCTTTGTTGAACTTATGCGAAGATTGAAATGTGTAAATCAAATTTTCAAAATTATTGATGATTTGCGTGGAGCAAGTGGATTCAAGAAAAGTGATTGGAAATTTCGTTATATCAATGATGATGAATATTATCCAGTAACATTTGACAATTTCAAAAAAATGGTTCCATTGTCTCCGAAATCATATAAAGATAACATCGCAGGACCAATTGAAGAAATGCTTTCCTTATCTGGAATTCCAATTGTGGAATCTATTCCAGTAACAGATTCAGAATTGAAAGCCTTGCAACATGCCGCTGGGATTGCATAAAGTATCAATTCCCCGAATTAACCATTAACATCTCAAGGAGAATATAAAATGTCCGTAAAAAGTTTTTTCACAAACGTATTTAATTTTTTGACTGGAAAGAGCGCAACCAATGCAACTTCTGTTTTGTCTGAGGTTAAGACATTTGTTGCTTTTGCTACACCTATTGCCGAAACTCTCACAACTCTTATTGGTGGGGCAAGTAATGGTGGCGAAGCAGCAACAATTATTGCTCGTATCAATACCGTTCTTGGTACACTAACCACTCTTTCAACTTCCGCTTCTAACATTACCTCAATTTCAACAGCACTAAATGCACTGACTGCCGATCTAGCTTCTCTGCTATCTCTTGTTGGTGTTAAGAATAGTGGAACAGTTTCCACCATTACCACAAGTGTAAATTTGATTTCTGGTGAATTGGCTGCATTGCTTTCCCAGATTCCTGCAACCAAGTGATTTTGATATAACAAGAAAAGACCCGCTCTTAGCGGGTCTTTTCTTTGCCTAAATACATACATGGCAACTAATAATCGAATTGGATCACAACCAGCACCATATACCAAACAAAACTCTGGACAATTTTTGTCTGGAGGACCATATGTTGGTATTGTAAAAAACAATCTTGACCCAACTTGTTCAGGAAGATTACAAGTATTCATTCCACAATTGGGCAGTTCCGATGAAAATAATCAAGATGGTTGGATTACAGTTTCCTATGCGTCTCCTTTTCGCGGTCAAACTCGCCAACGAAATGATTTGAATTTGTATATTGACAAAAATATTGATCCTACAACCACGGAAGACTATTCAGAAAACAGTTTTCAAAGCTATGGATTTTGGTTTGTTCCACCAGATCTAAATGGCCGAGTTCTTTGTTTCTTCGCAAATAATGATCCCAGCCAAGGGTATTGGGTATCTTGTATTGCCGATTCGTTAGACAGCCATATGGTGCCAGCAATCGGCGGTGTAATAGCTGCTACAGACAGCAATGGAGGATATTTATGGAATCCTTCTCTGTATTCTACCCATGCTGCTCTTGAAAAGTATATTCAAATTTCTGGACCCAATGGAGCCGAGATTCCATATCGTCTTCCAGTTTCTGAACCGGTTCTAATGAAACAAGCAAATTCTTCGCCTTCAACTCCCTCTGCGGTTGTTATGGTTCCTCAAGTATTTCAGAGCAGACAATTGGGAATTCAAGGATTGGCATTTGATTTTATTCGAGGAACAACAAGTGCATCAAGTGTTCGTGAAAATCCAAGTCAAGTATTTGGTATTAGTACACCGGGAAGATTGACAAGTTTTGCAAATGCCGCTTTAAGTCAAGAAATTTTATCTGAATTATCCAGTGTTGTGAATGGGTCTTCCGATGTTGATAAAGATGATCTAACCAAGAAAATGAATTGTGGGTATAGAACTGGT